AATCCACAGTTACATTGGGCTGACCAGCCGCTGGTGGGTTTGCCGGTGGTGGGTTTACTGGCCCCCTGCCGCCACCAACTGGTTCAGGACCAAATACGTTGTCAGGATTGAGTTTGTAATTTGTTACAACAGCACTTAAATCCTTTCTATCTTGATCGGCTTTTTTCTGTGCAGCCTTAAGGTATTGTTGTGCTAAATCAACATACTCTTGACGCTGCTTAGAATCTAACGTAAATAATTGACCACTTTGCAATTTCTGCGATGTGTTAAGTAGTCTTTCATAAAGACCAGCAGTATCTCTTGCTGTCGCAAATTCTGTCTCACGCACCACAGAGCCAGGGTCAAGCATCTTCATAAACCCAGTAATCAATGCAATATCGCCTGGCCCAGTTTTAGCTTTTGCCGATGCATTAATGTTGGAGAAAGTTGTGCCAAGTTCACCATAAACTTTTGTGCGAGCCTGATATTCCTTGCGTAATTTTTCTTCTTGCTCAAAAACTTTTGCTGGGTCAGCGCCACCAGTTTTCTTAAAGTTTTCCAACTCTAATACTGCTTTTTTGGTTTCGACTCCAAGTTTATTTGTCCTTGCTAACACTTCATTTGTCTGCGCTTTTGTCAAACCTAAATCTGAGGCACGTTTAACAATGGCATCAACTGCTTCACGCTCTGCATATTTAGCTTTAACTGCCGCTTGTTGTGCATCAGCAGTGGCTTTTGCAGCATCAGCTTTTGCTTTCTCTGCTGCATTGGTGGCTGTGGCTTGTGCTGATGTTGCATCAGCTACGGCTTTATCAGCTTTAGCTGCAGCTTCAATTAATTCACTTGGTGCTTTTGCTTCTGCCCTTATTGTGCTGAGTGTCTTATCGACATTTTCAAGATATTCTTTACCACCAGGCAACTGAGCCATCATCAATCCAATCGTGGTTTGTGCTCCAGTTGGATTCAAGTCAATGAGTTGCAAATATGTTTCTGCGGCCTTTGCATCGTTTTCACGACCAGAATTTCTCAACGCAAGAGCTTGATCTTTTAAAAGGTTTTTTGCAATCTCTGGTTGACCAGCCTTCAAAGCAGAAAAAATTTGCCCTGATTGTGCAAGTCGTGTTTGTTGTTGCTCACCAGTCATCATTTCAAATGATTTGCGAACACCTTCAGCCTGATCTTTTGGCAAGAATGCAGTTACCCGCGCATAGTCTTCTGCTGTTGCATTTGGGTCTTTAAAAAGATTCTCTAATTCAGTTTGTTTTTCTTGTGCTTTTTCTAATGCTTGGCGGTCAAGTTCACGCTTTTGTTGTGTTGCTTGAATGGTTGCAACATCTGAACCGAGTTTAAAACCGCCCAAAGCCGCCTCAAACGGGCTTTGTACATCAGTCGCATAGTCAATTGGTTGAATGAATGGGTTTATGGTTGCCATGTTTTATCCCTTAAAACCCAAGGCCAACGCCTGCTTTACCGCCAGCACCATATTGGAAACCAAGCATCTGAGCAGGCAAGTTGAACAGTTGGCCATAAGCCTTTGCTTTTCCTAATGTTCCACCCGCTTGTGCCGCACCTTGTTGAGCCAACAAGTTAGAAATATTCGTCCCTGTTTCAACACCTTGTGCGCCAACACCAGCGGCAGCAGCTTGTCCAATTTTCAAAAGATTGGCTTGTGTTTCACGACCAATATCTGAAAAACCACCAAGTCTTCCATACTGGCGCTCAATTTCCTCTTGCAACATTTGTGGCCGAAACTGAGCCAATGCCCCTTGAATATTCCCACCACGCAAACCACCAGTAGCTGATGCGCGTTGCAATAAAGCCTCCTCACCAGCTTGAACTGATGCTTGGAAACCACCACCGCTTTCAATTTGGGCAATCGCTTCTCTTTGTCTTTCAGGGCCAAGTACGCCAGCCAATGCTTGCTGTTGCTCAAACGCTTTTGGGCCTGCTTCAGCATATCCTGCATATTCAGTCATTGCTGGCACACCAACATCAACATACGGCTTCAAAAGATTTTGTAAGGCATCGAACTGCCTGCGCTGTTCTGCAATTCCAGCCTCTGCCGCTTGCGATTGGACATCAGCCGCCCGTCCAGCAGCTTTTGCTTGCTGTGAACTGCCAATAAGTTGACTTCCACCTACTACTAGGGCTGTTATTGGATCAGGCATCGCCGAACTCCTTTAAATAATCTTCTAGCGTTTCGCCATATAAAGCCATCACATGATGACCGTGCTTGGTAGCAAAACCAGCCCCATGCACCAGCGAGACTGCCATCAAAATCAAATCGTAATACCCAGCCCGCCACATGAACGACTTGGCATCCGCCTGTTTATTGCGCTCTGCCGTGTCCGAGGCTTGCCACTTGAGAATCATTGTCGCCAGCAAGGGCGTTAAATGGTTGCTATTACCAATAAAAAATGCGTTCTGGTGTATACCCACCAGCGTGTTCCAAATGGTCGCATTCAGGTCTTCTCGTGCTACTGGGTCGCCATCTGCTACGTCATCAAAGACTTGGATTGCGTCATAGACCATTACCAACCATTCAACGGCTGGTTGGGGAAGCATAAAAACCTTGGTCAGGTTCTCTCGCAGTCCATCAGTCATGCACAACTCCTATACAGGGCAGGCCGCTGGATGCCAGAACTCAGCGACTGAATTTTCGCACAATTTGACAAAAGGTCAATCCTCATCTTCTTGATCTTCCCAAGCCTGACAAACCCGCATATCGTTGCAAATAAAGTCCAGCTTTTCGCAGTGACCCCTGAACCCTGCGCCTTTGTCATAAGCCGCCATTGGGATGCGCTCAATCCGCACTTGGGTCATAAAGCTGTTGTCGTAATACTCGCAGTTTGAGCAATGCTTACGCCGTGCGTCTTTTTCATCGCACTGCATAGCCTCTGCCAGCCCTGCATAGAACTCCTTGTTTGCGCCAGCCTCATTAGTGGGCATCTCAGGACCATAGTTCCAATCAGCTACTGCAACCGCATAGTTCTTTTTGTTTTGGGCATTGGTCAAAAACTCCTCATCCATCGGCAGGCCATTAAAGCCCCGCGGGATAACCATAAATTCTTTCATGCTGTTCTCCTTATGAAATCTCTCGGCCTGATGCTCGGATGGTCAGGGATGTTGCCGCCCCTGCGATTGTGGAAATAAAACCACCAACATCTAATGCCTGACCAACCAGCTCAGGGCAGGTGTAGGTCTCATCAGGAACGATGGTTCGTGCGTCAATAATCAGGTTCGATGCCCCTGCTGAACCAGAGACAGTGACCAAGTTGCAACTGAAAGTTACATTGTTGGCGCTGGTGTTGGTCACCGTGAACTTGTCAATAATTGCTTTGACATTTGTTGCGGTGTATTGGGTGGTTTGGCTGTTCTCTGCTTGTTTTGCAGGAATTAGCACTTTTACTGTAACTGTCATTGGACACCTCCGATATTATTTGAAACTGTCAGGATTATGGACGGAATACCTGGAACTGGGGGTGTTGCTACGACGGAAAGCAACTCAACACTTAGGCTGGTGGTTGAAAACATCATCTCAACATAGTCCCCCGCCTTCAGGTCAAAAAAGTAATTTAGCGATGAAAAAATTTCAGCATCATTACCTTGAATCCTTATCTGACTTGCGCTGTCTGGCACGTCTGTGCCATTGAGCCTAAACCAAAAGTAGAACTCGTCCGTGCCACCCGTGGTCTTGTCCAACTGAAACGATGTGTCAAAGTTGTAAATACCTTCGCTGTCCACAATGATTCTTGATGTTGGACTTCCAATAAATACCCCATTACTCAAGTCAGTGCTGTTAAACGTAATGGCCTTGGCTGTGTTGATTGTGGTAGCTGTCTGTGTGGTGGTGTCGTAAAACGACCCATATCTTGCTCGTTTGAACTCCCTTGGTGGTGGGGTCATCTGCAAACCTTCAACCGCTTTATTCAGCTTGTCCACCAGCGCCAAAGCCTGATTTGCTTTGCTTTCAGCTAATGCCACAGTCACTGCAGTTTCTTGCGCCAACAATGCAATCCTGTCAAGTGCGTCCTGTGCCTTTGCATTTAATGCTGCATCATTGACTTCAGTCTCTTGCGCCAAGGCAATGATCTGTGCTAATGCTGAATTTGCGCCAGCCGCCGCATTGTCTGCTTGATACTCAAAGTCAGTTCCAGTGATGACCTGTAATTGGTCAACCGTTGAAAATAGCAATTCAAATTGACGAATCTGCTGTTGATCGGTCAAAAACGCCGCCAGTTGATCACGGGTTAAGTTCAACTTACGGGAAACTGGTGCGGTTGCCATCAGTACGTCAAGCCTTCAATTTGTGCCTCTAGACGCACATAAGACACATGGGCATCACTGTCACCACGGAAACGCTGAATGCGCCAGTTCCTCATGTGACCCTGCTGAAACCAAGCCAAACGCTTCTTACGGTTGCCAATCGTGCCGACAGTAATGAACTTTTCTTGCGAATAACTTTGGCCATCTAACGAATAACTTGTGCTGATTTGCGGGTTCTTGCCTAGCGCAATACTTCCAGTCAAGCTGACCAGTTCCATCTCGTTAAAAATTGCCCCGTTGCTTTCGTTGTAAACAATCAACGTGCCAAACTCCCAGCGCACCTGTTGTCCCCAGTGATGGCCTGTGTCTTGCACCAAATAACCGATATTGCTGGATTGCGGGTCACCCACCATCCACTTGTCGTAAACCCAAACCATGTTTCTGGCTCGGTATTGTGCAAAGCCGTTTAAAGTTGTTGTCAGGGTAAACCAAACTGCCGTTTCTAGGGCTTTGGAAGCAGAGGCATCAAAGACTATTGTGCGGTCAGGCAAGTGGACATAAAGATGCTCATGGTTCTTGTCGTTCCTTGCCTCCAGCTTGACCAAGGCCAATTGCGCCTCGGTGTACTCCAGCAGGAGATTGTCGATTTCCTGTGTGCTGATTTTTTCAGTCACGGCGGCTGCGCCCACATAAATGCCTGGTGCTTCATTTCTTGCACTGCCCAAAAAAGCAATGCGGTCAATAAACACACAGCATCCTTGAGTGCCAATCACGCCCTTTTGTATCTGTGCGCCATCAATTCGCTCGAATGGAAATAACTCGCCACCCACGTTATCGAATACTTCAATCGTGTTGCGGTTCAACGCATAGATTTCGTTTCGCAGCTTAAGCAAAGCCACCACTGGGTCAGGGTCAACCTCTGAACTACCGTATTTCAAAGGATTAACAACCAGAGGGTTGGACAGCTCAGTAACAACCAAGAACTCGCCATCCGTGGTCATGAAGTATCCATCCACCCACACCACATCAAGCACCACGCCCAAGTCAGGGTCGGTCACTTGAGTCAGAGTCGAGCCATTCCAGTAATACAACCGCCCACCAGATGCAATCGCCAGTTCGTCAAAGCTGTAATCAAACGTCACCAGTTGATCAGTTGGGCCACCCACATCGCCAAGTACGGTTACTGTGCCTGCGCTGTTGATTTCCACCAGCTTTGTACCCATGACCCGATACAGTTCACCCTGCCAGTTGATGCCGCCACGGTCAATGCCTGGCCCTGTTCCATTGGACATAATCCCATCGCCTGGTCTCAGAAACCCATTGCTGATGCCTGATTGCTTTGGCACAGGCACAAGGTTGACTGGGTAACTGGTACGCAGTTCAGGAGTGCTGTCGGTGTAGATGCCGTTAAGAATAGGTATTTGCATCACTTAGCCTTGTTGCGTTCAGAGATGCGCTTTGCCTTAGCTTTGGCATCTGCCTTTGATGATGCGCCCCAAGCTCTCAAGCTCAACAGCAAACGAGTAGGTTCACCATCTTTGTATTCAGGGCCTGCATTGCCACCCATACGGGCTAGAAACGATGCTCTGCGGGGATTGTCGCCAGACTTGACTGGTGGCTTTAGGTTCATGCCCTCAGCCTTTGCCGCAGCCCTGCCCTTGGCGTTCAAGCCGCCTTTAGGGTTCTGGCCTTCCTTGCGTGCATAAGCTGGCGTTTTCATCTGAACCCCTTGATCTTTTCGGCAATCTTTTTAGGCTGCTTGGCAAACTGCTTGCCTGCCTTGGTAGCCTCACGCTTTGCCCTTGTGGTTGCCGCATACTCAGCCGCTGTCAGTGACTTGATGGCCTTCTCAGGCAGGTATCTTTCGCCAGTCTCAGACGATGGCTTTCCAGACTTGGTGCGCCATTTCTGCGCCCCCCAGTCTTTGAGGCTTTTTTGTGTGGCTTTCATTTATAACCGCCACCTTTTTCTTTGTACTTCTTTGCAAGTAGTTGGGCTTTGCGAGCCGACCATTCACCAGCCGCAGTCCCTTGCACAGCCGACCCTTTGATTTCCTCAAAGAGACGCTTACGCATGGTTGGCTTCGTATAGTTGCCAGCCGCATTGACAGAGGACTTGGGCTTGCTTGCCATTATGCGACTGACGCGCCACGCAATCCAACGACCCACCAGTCCGTACCAGCAAACTGGAGAGTCACCGAATCACCAACGGCATTGAAAGTAATTGTGGTTGCGCTGCCAAGATTCGTGGGTGTCAAAACACCAGTATCACCACCAGCGGCCTCTGCAACATAAATAATTGTCTTCAGTTGGCCTTGTGCGCCATCTGCAAGTGTCAGTGCATTGCCAGTAGCAGTTGAAGTGAAAGCAGTGGCAAGGCTTGTGATATTTACTGCGCCTGCGCCACTTAATGCCTGAACTGTTCCTGATGCACCAGTGCCACCATTTGCAACAGCTAAAGCGCCAGTCACGCCAGTTGTTAGCGGTAATCCAGTGCAGTTGGTTAATGCTCCAGATGTTGGCGTGCCAAGAATCGGACTTACCATGACCATGCTTGTGCTGGTGCAGGCAGAAATATTGCCACTTGTAACTGTGCCAAGAATCGGGGTCACAAAAGTTGGACTGGTATTAAATACCAACAGACCAGTGCCTGTCTCATCGGTCATTGCCGCCCGTAGATTTGCGCTTGATGGCGATGCCAAGAAAGCCTGAATGCCAGCCGCATAAACTGCATCAGCCGTGATCTGATACCAAGAGTTTGTCGGCTGATAGAACCGAATGGCTGTGGCAGTCCCTGCGCCCAAGAATGACACGCCGCCATAAAGTGCAGTCGCACCATTCAGCGCAATCGTCAGTGATGTGATTTCTTGGGTTGTCGTAATTAGCACCGTAGTGCCATCAGGCACACCAGTATTCAGTGGCAGGGTAATCGTGCCAGTTGCCAGCGTGCCAGCGGGTTGCAAAAGCATCCATTGGTCTTGGCTAACTGGTGTCGGCACGGTGATGTTGAAACCCGAGCCAGGCACATACAGATTCACCGACAGCGTGGGCGATGCAAAACTCTGCTGAAAAAACGTCAACAGATTGCCAATGGACAAACGTCTTGCATCCCCATTGTTGGGTGAATAAACGGGTAACTGGTCTCCGCTTGAAACAGTGCTGAGTACGGGTAACTGATTGATTTGTGGCATGACTGTCCTTAATAGTATTCGAGAGGCCCATCAGGGCCAGCAGTGACTGGGTTGGCTGGTGGTCTGATAAACGGGTTATCGTAGACCCTCCAAGGTTTATTGCCAGCACCAGCAGGCATCGTTGCAGGCAGTTGCTGTTCAAGCGGGAATGTGGCTCTTTGCAACAGAATGTCGTAACCCTGCTTTGCCGTTGTCTTGGTCTCAATCATTACGGTCTTGCCATAACTTGGAGCAAGCCTGATACCGAGACTGCAAATAATGGCTTCATAAGCCGAGTCAGGCACAAGCGTTTCCTCGTCCAAGTCACTATCCTGTGGGCTGGATGGCAAAGGGTAACCCAAGCGGATGCCCTTGGCGTTCCAGTCTGCCATCATTGCATCAAGGCGGCGCAGGGCAGATTCCAACTGCTCTGGTTGCAAGTCAAAGACGTAAGACGCAAGCCCTATTTCCTCAAAGGCGGCACTTACAAACTGTCGTTTTGTGTAGCCCATGCTGATTCCTCAATATGTT